CATTCCGTCGCAGGATGCCTGTAGGCTGCCCCGGCTCCACTGTGCAAAGGCCTCGCGCCACTGGTGTGTGTATCCGGTGTGACCAGCTGCAGCGCCGTTAACGGCATGGAAGATGACTGGATCGATGATCGCCGGATCGCCATAGGCGCCCCACCGGATCTTCCGGGTCTTCAGGTACTTCTCACCATCGGCGACCGTGAGATCCTCCTGATACCCGCCGGCCTTGTAGGTACGCCAGACAGACAGCGGAGCCTGTCCCACGTTTACGTAACAGGATCGGGATCCGTCAGCCTGTCTCCGGTGCGGGCAGTTGCCGCAGACTGATACATCAGCCCCGGACATGATCGCGTCGACAGGGGAGATGTCCTCCCGCAGAATCCAGACCTGGCACATGTTCCCGGTCTTCCGGTTGCCAGACTCGAGAGTGAGAATCGCCACGAACGGCTTCCCATCGATGGGTGACACGCCGCGCTGAAGAATGAAGCCCTTAGGTCTTGCCATGGTGTTGATCTTTAGAAGGGATCAGAAGGCGAGCCGGTTTCCCGGTTTCGCTGTGCTCAAATTAAATCGGATTGGTCTGGGGGAGAAGGAACAGAGCAGCATCGTTATTAAATGCAACAATTGTTCCCGAAGTGAAGAAAGGGGCCGTGGACATGGTGTCTCGCAGTTTCCACAGGGGCTTACGCCGACCATGGGACCCGGGAGTCTCACCAGTAGCCTGGCCCGCAGCCGTCCTAGTTCTTGAGAATTGTTCTCAAAAAGGGGCGATTTAGGGGTGAAATGGCCTGATTTGACCCGATTTTGGCGGTCCAGCGTACCTGCATCAGAGACAGGTACGCAAAATCTGGACTTAATGGGTCAATCCGTGGCCTCAACCAGCCAGATGGAGCACTCCCAGATCGGTCCACGGTCCCCACGGTGCCAGATGTCGCAGTTTGAGACACTGAATCCGGTGGTTTCCGCATAATCCCGTAGGTGGGAGACGAGATCATCCAGATCCGAGCGCCCAGCGGACGCCCGAATGTGAACTTTCTGTAACTTTCGAGTCACTGGCCCCAGCATTCCATCCAGAGATGGTACTGGTCCTCGCTCATCTCGATCCGTTCGGCAGCATAAGCCGCCTCCCGGTACTCTTCCGGCACAGCATGATGGCCTAAATAGCCCTCATCCCAGCATCGGGGAGTCTGAATCCCCTTGATTTCAAACAATCCAACGTAAAAACGCTGCGGATTGCCGTTGTGATCGTTTGGCGCACACATATGCGCCATCCGGCCGTTGATTAATTCCATTTGGTGAACTTTAGAAGTGTTCAGAGAGGGGGGGGATCCCCCCTAGGGATGTTATCAGATCGCGGCGAGCTCTAAGAGTCGCGCTTCGCTGACTGTAAAGGGTCCGAACTGGTGCCACACAGTCCCATTGGGGGAGATGCGGTAGCCGGAGTGCTTGCAACCGTAGCGGAGCTCGGCTGCTGCGATGGCCTGTTCCATTTGATGAACTTTAGAAGTGTTCAGAGAGGGGGGAGGGGGAGGCCCTGCCCCGGTGACTCAACCCTAGCAGATCGTTTCGGGTCTCGTCAGTTGTGAAATGTCGGCGCTGTCTGTCCGACACATCCAACATAGCGAATCGACGGCACGTGTCAACTTCGCCGCCAATACATACATAGATGGCGCGGAAATGTAAACGTTTGTAACTGAATATGACGACGCTTCATCAAGAAATGTTACGGGGGGCTTCTTTTTTTCCTCTCACGTAAACTTTTGTGACAGGCCCGCCAGATGTCTCTCCGAATTATTTCCCCAATTTGCCCTAAATATAGGCGGTTTTGGGGGTTTTTGCCACGAAGGAGTTGACTCCACTTAAAATCGTTTATATCGCGATAAAAAGGGATAGTTATGGCCGTATCCCCGGCAGATTTCGAGTTTTATTCACGTGTAACTGGTATTCCGATCCCTAATGATCCGGTAGCCAGGATGCGTATGGCGCCACAGGTTTATGCGATGCGGCGTAGTCCGATGAGCAAAGTCGCAGGTGCATTAGGAACTGCTGCAAAAGCTGCATTAGCAGGCGGCGCTGCTGTTGGAGCCGGTCTGTTGGTGAAAGAATTAGCTAGCAGGAGGGGCGAATCGGGTGAAACACCGAAAACTGAGGATGTAAACATCTCTTCGGACTATTCAGCACCTTCTGCAGCTGAAAAGGGGCCAGAAATGAGTGTTTCGGAGCCTTCAACACGTGATAAGGCAGAAAGTTTCCTAAATGCTTTTACAGGAAGTGTGTCGACTGCGCCTAGGGATGAACCTGAGGTAGATCCAACAGGCACTCCAATTAAATCCGCCTTGGCAGCTGGATTTGGCTCTCTTGAGGAGGCCAGAAGTAATCTTCAAGCGAAATACGGACAAAGACTTTCGCATCAAACCGAGATTCCTCAAGCAGATCCCAATCTGGTCAACGAAAGCTTTGATGCACAACGCGCTTCGGTGGGTGAACCCGTTGAATCCTTGACAACGGGTATGCCAGCACAGGCAGCATCTGGTGTTGAAACTGCAGTTGCTCAAGCTTACGAATTTTTCGAAGGATCTCCTGGAAAAAGCCCGTTCCAAGCGGGTGGCGCCATGAATGAGCTTGGTCGTCAGTCTCGTCAGGTAAAACAAACCGTAGGCGATCTTCCTCCGCAGCTTGCTAGCGAAGTTGCTCGTTTTATTAGCAATTATCGTGGTAATCCTGTTGCTTCAGAACCTGAAGTTAGTGTTGACGCTCCTGCTCAGGGTTTCACGCAAAAAGAGGCCAATAGCCGCATTGTTAGTTTGATGAAAGAGGGGATTGAACAGCTTGAGGGTGGTAAACCCACAATCAATTTTCCCGCTGGCCAAGGCAGTAAATATGAGTCGATGACACTGGACCCCAGTGGGGATATCAATGTCAAGTTCCGGAAGGGCGGCACTACTTACACCTATCCTCAGTCTCCCGAAGGCAGTGCTGCTTTTGCAGAACTCGCTGACATGTATAACAACCCTGCGCCTGCACAACGAGATCCTGCATTTGTAACTGATAAAGGCGTTGAGGTTGGCAATATTCTGCGGCAATCACAAGAGAAGAAATCGGCCCCCACGATGGATCCCCGTCGTCAAGAAATCACCGACACAATTAGAAAGTATCGGGCAAATCTTCCTCGTGCTGAGCAGGATGCTTTGATTGATAAGCTGTACGGAATGACCGATAAAGGTGATCGGTTTTGATGTAAGATAGTTGTATATAACTCTCTTACCATGACCTTCCTCGAACCGGTTATTGCCTCCGCTCTAGGCGCAGCGGTCACCGCACTTGTGGTGTTCCTGAAGAAGAACATGGCGGCCAATAAGATTCTTGCTTATGGCCCATTGATGCAAAAGGCATACGACATCATCGATCCTGTGCTGGATAAAAATATCCACAACTGGGACGGATCTAAGGTTGATAAAGCGTTTGAGTTAGCTGTCGAATCTGTGGCCGATGGTGAACTCTCCGCTTCTGAAGTAAAAGAACTCGCTATTCACATGGCCGAGTCTTGGCTTCCCGCAGCAGCTGCCAACAAAGTGCGTCTGCTTGAAAAGTCCGGTATGCCCCTGGAGCAGCGCCAAGCCGCAGAAGAACTGACCGCTAAGGTCAATACAACTGCTGCTTGATAATGGCAACATTCAAACGCCGCACTGATAATCGCGAAGAAAATTATTTACAGGGAAAAGCCCCTTATTCAGGGACTTTGGGGAGGACTGGGCAGATCAACCCGTTGGATAAGTTTGCTGCAGACATGCAGGATCGTAATCCAGGGTATGAAGAGTTTCAGTCAGATAGCCGGACTTTTGGTCAGGTTGCCCCGCTTTCTCAGGCAAAGTTCGAACGTGCAGCCAGCACTCCGATGCCTGCATTTCGTGATGATGTGGACAATGCCCATGCGATTGCTTTCCTGAATAATTATCAGCAAAGCGTTCAACGAGGTTTAATTAGCGAAGAAGATAGGGTAGGCCCGGATAAAATGTCTTATATCGCGACACAACCTGCAAACATGGCTTCTAACGAAAGTAGCCCTGAAACTGCAGGTAAATTCCCTGGCGCCAGTGGAGTAAAGATCTAATGTCTATGGCCGGAAAACAGGCAACGAGATTAGCGGGTAAAGTACTCGGTGAGTTTCTAAATGTAGCTGCTGCCAAGGCAGGCGAGGCGACTTTAAATTATTTGACAAAAGAGCGAGCCAAAGAGGCACCCAAGCCTGGAATGGCTGATGCATACATGGGACGGCAGGCGGATTCGGCTGAAACAGAAAGAGTTCCCCGTTTTACAAACGAAAAAGCAGATCCTGTGACGAAGTTCATCACTGAGAATCCAGAGAGAACTGCTAAATATGTTGAAAAATTCACCCCACCTGCTGCACTGACGGCAGGAGCAGCATTACTGGCTGGCGGCACCGCCTTAGTAAAAGGCATCGGCCCTGGCGAAAAACCCCGTTCTGACTACTACGTCGGAATGGGTAGCCCGATTGATCAGATGGCAATGCGCCAACAGGGAGCTTTTGACCAATTGGCCATGCGCCAAATGGGTGCTGCTGAGAGCATCGAGCAGAAGTTGATGGCTGACCTGGTCCGGACTCAGGCACACGCGGCACTTGCAGACCGTAAGTTTGAACACCAAATGGCGTTACAACAGCATCGCCAGGATGCGATGACACCTCGTAACCAGCCGATGGCAGGTGGCGGTGATTTAAACTATGTAATGAATACAGCCAACCGTATCTTTGGCGCGACTCCAAGCTATTGATTTAAGAAAATGTCAGATACTAACGGTTACAATTACGCATTTGACCCGAACAAGACGGACGAAGCTATTTCGACCATAGAGGATATTTATGGATACAACGACAAAAAAAAGGAAAATATCTTTTTAGATACGTTTAAAGAGAAATTACAAGAAAATTTGAAAGAGGGCTTTTTAGGTCAGTCAAAGAAAGACACTAGAAATCGCGACATTTATGGAGACCGTAGAAGGTCTTCTGGCGATACCGTTGCAGACTTAGGAGGTGGTAATACCGCTATTACCCCCGACACATCGACATTAATTAACTCACAATTAGCGGCAGCACAGATGGCGAATCAGCCGAGCCAGGGTCGCATGGCAGGCTCAGCCCTTGGTGGATCTATTGGTGGAGCCTTAGGTACTTCAATGATTGCTAAAGCTGGCGGTGCAGCTGCGGCAGGATTAGGCACCACAATAGGTGCTGCAGCTCTAGGCCCAATTGGTATGCTTGCAGGCGGATTTTTAGGAGGCCTTTTCTAAGTAAAGGGTTACACAATTTAAAATAAGTAGCATAAGAAGAAGTATTAAGTAATGGCTATCCAGTTGGCTCCGCTAATCATGGCCGGCGGTAAAGCAGCGTTATCCAAACTGCCTATGATTATGGGTGTGGGTGCTGCGTTACCTTCGCTGAGTAAAGGACGTCCTGTGGAGGCGGCTTTACAGGGAGGCCTGGGTTATCTCAGCGGCGGTGCTTTGGCAGGACCTGCGGGTCGTCTTGTTCCTCGAATGGCCGGAGGAATGGCCGGAGCTCTTCAAAAGGTTGCACCGGGACTTGCCACCAGTTTAGGGGCTAACCTCACACCTACAGCAGCGGGCTTAGCTTCTCTGGGCCTGGGCGCAGGTGCGCTTGCTCTAGGCGGTGCATCTAATCAAGTAGCAGACCCAATCGTTCAAGGCACAAAACAAGCTTTAGGAGTAGGCGCTCAAACTGGCGCAGGCCTCATCGGTTATACCGCTCAAGGACAGCCTGTTTATAGCAACATCGGTGGCGCAGCTGTCCCACCGGTTGGAATGTACGGCGGCATGTCTCCTTACGGTTCACCGCTTGATGTTCTCGGACCTGCGGGCATGGGACAACGTCTTCAGACCATTAAAGATGCCGAGACCATGCGCGACGCAATGCGCCTACTGAATCCTGAAATCCTTGCCGCCTCTGAAGCTCGCTCCAAGAAAGAGTTCGAACGCATGATGGCTGCTGCTGGCATCCGCCAGAACATTGCAACTCGCGCCGCGATGCAACAGAATGCGCAGGAAGCTGGATTGCGAGCCGGCTTGACGGCTGCTGAACAAGCAGGTGCCGCATTGACCAAACAATACCAATATCAGTGATATGTCAGATGAACTGAGAAAACGGAATGCTGCCCTCAGGGCGCAGATCGCTGAGATGCGCAGTCAGGCTGCCGCTGCTGGTATTCCTTTATCCACGGGCGGACTTGACTTAGGAACAGGTGAGCGGGTACCCGAATTTAAAGTGCTGGGCTTGGAATTTGGAGACGCAACTCCTTACGAACAACGTTACGAGGACCTGCTTGAAGCCAAGACAAATATTGGTAAACAAGTAGCAGATTACAACAAAGCACAGGCAGCTGCAGCTACGGCTGCAGCCAACGAAAAACTCGAAAAGATTGTTGCAGCAGCTGCCGGTCCTTCTCCAGAGGAAATGGCTCAGACGATGATTAACTATCGTCGTGCAACTCGGCCCATGGATATTGAAGATCTGCAAAGAGCTTCGGATATCGCAGTCGGTCAGTCGGTAAAACAACAAGCAGCCTTAATGCCCTTAAACCAGCTTGCTGGTAGATTGGCGATGGAACGTATTTTAGAAGGCAGCCAACGTTTCCTTGCTTTTAAAGAGTCACAGCCTACCGCCATTCAAAATCGCATGGCAGCGGCAGGCGCTACACAAGCAGGACTTCAACGAGCCACGGCAGACCAAGCTCGTGCAGCTGCAGCAATGGTTGGGCAGGGCGGCTTACGTCGCTTTGGTTGATGATAAAATTTAAAAAACGGAGTAATTAGTTATGGGCGGAGGAGGAGGCGGCGGCCAAGAAATTAAGTTTGTCGACATCGAACCTCAAACGGTTGAGACGACAACTGATGCTTATAGACAGCAGTTGCAACTTGGTGAAATTGCTCAAGCGCAGAACCAAGAGAACATGCGACTTGGTGCAGAATTAGACCGTACCAATGCTGAGTTTTTCCAAACCCAGAACTTACGTGGTATCCGCGCTCAGGGTGCTGAGACCCGGATGAACCTCGCGGCCCAGGGTGCGCAAACACGCCTCAACATTGGCGCCCAGGGTGAGCAGACTCGTCTGAATATCGGTACTGAAGGCAGAGAAACACGAGCCACTCGCCGCGTTGAAGGTGAGGAACAGCGGAGAGGTATTGTCACCACTGGTGAACAGACCCGACTGACCCGCGAAACCGAAGGCCAGCAACAGCGTCTTGGCATCCAAGAGCAGACCAGAGGCACTCAAGCGATTCGCAGAACCGAGGGTGGTGAAACGCGATCCACACGTCGGGTTGAAGGTGAAGAGCAACGTGCAGGAATTCAGACCACTGGTACTGAGCAACGGCAAACTGTTCGCACCACAGGTGAAGAAACTCGGGCAACTGAGTTGCAACGTGAGATGTTCCGCCGCTATAAAGAGAACAGGGATTACGAGCAGGCGCAACGCCAGGCAAGAGCATGAAGGAATGGATTCACGAACTAACTGATAAAGACCGTGAATCCTTCTTAGCTTTCTGCAAAAAGTCAACAAGTCCGATACAGATGTACCTGTATGCCAGGTTTCTTGGCTTTCAGGGTTCTATCGTGGATTGTGATACTTGGTCTCAAGAGACTTACAAGAAGCGGAACTTTGCTGCTGTCTTGGAGATGGAGATCGATGCGATGACGCAAGATATCTCGAAGTTACGTGATGCGATCGATATGGGCATGGTCAAGCAGGATATGGGCACAGCTCGTATTGCCATGTTGCAGAAAGAACTTCGTGGTGCGATCAAACAGCTCCAGGATGAGAAGGTGTTAATGGATAAGCAAGGTTTGATTCTTGCTGGTGCAGACCGAGCGTTGCGTGAGATGTTAACTATCTTCCGTGATGATCCGATCGAAGGCCCACTTCAGGAGGCATCGATGGGTGTCTGGACAAAGATCTTGCAAGAAGAGTCTTAGTAAAATAAGAAAAAAGATTAGATATGTCCTTACAAGATCAATACCATGATCGGTATTTTGATAAGCAGCGTGGTCAAGTAGTTGGTGTCAGGTATGACGGACCTGTCGGCAATCAACGTATGACTAAGACTGATCTTGGTCTTGGGATGGGCGGCCCTCTTGAACTTCCGAAGTCAAATTATGATTTTGGTGATATCCGAGAGGAGACTTATGAAGAGTGCGTAATGAGAACTGCCGGTTCCGGCGGTACAGGACTTGACGATCCTTGCAAAACAAAACCACGTCAAATCATCCCTTTACCTGAGGAACGTGTTCAGTACTTTCTGGACAACCCTGAAGAGGCGATGCCGAAAGGCAACGGGCTATCTGAGAGTTTTCTCTTTGATTACGTGCAGAAAAAACTTAAGTAATAATTACTGCGCTATGCTTTCAGCATGGCAGGAACAAGTATTTATAGCGTATATCGACGGACTGCACGGGCTGCTGCACAGCAACGTGTCGTCAAGAAAACGTCGTCGATTGACGTTGAAAAAGCAAGAACAGATTTTGCATATTTCTGTGAGGTGGTAGGTGATAAACCACCTGCAGCGCACCATTTGGAATGGCATAAGTACCTGTGCACCGGGGAGGACTCTGAATGCTTGATTGGAATCGGTGGTCCCAACATCGACATCCTTGCACCACGGGGTAGCGCAAAGTCCACGATCCTAGGTCTTTATACCGCCTGGTCCATCGGCATCCATGCCCTGGCGAAGAAACCTTTGAAGATCCTCTACATCTCTTATACGGTCGATGTGGCGCGACCTAAGAGTGCAGCAATCAAACGGATTATCGAAGAGAGTAAAACATACAAAGAGATCTTTCCCACCGTAAAGATCGCGAAAGGCATCAACTCTAACGAGTACTGGAGTATTGATTGGAAGTTTGCAGGTATCAAGTCAACGGGTGAAGAAGAATTCACTGTTTGTTGTGCAGGTCTCAAAGGTGCTGTGACCTCTAAACGTTCACACCTTTGCATCATTGATGACGCCATCAAGAGTGCGGATGACATCAAGAACCGGGACATCCGGCAGGCAATGGAAGATAACTGGAACTCAGTCATTGTTCCGACCATGTTTGAGGGCGGCAGGGCGATCTGTCTAGGCACCCGCTTCCGCCATGACGACATTCATAACTCCACATTCATCCCTGCCAATGATTGGGTGCAGATCATCCAGTCTGCTATCACGGTCGATGACAACGGAGATGAGATCTCGTATTGGCCGGACATGTGGTCGCTTGATTACCTACGTGACCGTCGCCGCCAGGCCCCTGTTGCTTTTAGCTTCCAGTACCAGAATCAGGTCGTCCAAACCAGTGAGCTTTCGCTTTCTCCTGATCTAATCATCAAGGGAACTATCGACATGCAGTTCGAAACCCTAGGGGTCGGGGTTGATTTATCAGCGGGCGTTCGTGAACGGAACGACTACACGGTCTTCGTGATGGGAGGGCGCGTGGGAGGGAAGATTCACATCATTGATTGCAAGAGACTTCGTATCATGGGTAACCTTGAGAAGCTCGAAGCATTAATGGAAATGATGGAAGAGTGGGGTGTCATTAGTAAAGATAACGATCAGTATTTCCCCACGGGTAGCGGTATTGAAATTTGGTCAGAAGCAGTGGCTTACCAGGCATCATTAGAAGCTGATTTCAAGCGAATCTGCCTGGGAGAGCATGGACTTTATAACATGCACTGGCATCCGGTTAAAGGTTTTAGAGGAGATAAAGTTGCCAGATTCCGGGGGATTATGGGCATGTTCGAGCAAAGGAAAATAGTATTTAATAAATATCGCAAGTTCCAGGCGTTGACAGATGAGATTGTGAACTTCGGCGTGAGTTCGCATGATGACTGTGTTGACGCTTTGGTCTGGCTCTGCAATGGTCTTATGACCAGAGGAAAACTAGAGTTAGAGTATTGACGATTTAAACTATAGGTATTCACCACGATGTCTCCCAGCTACTTTGAAGTAGAGCTTGAGCAAGATGCTTATGGTTCTGCGATTCTTCCTCTACCGGATGAATTGTGCCACGATTTAGCCCTGCAGCCGAATGAAAGATTCGATGTTGAAGCTGAAGACGGTGTGATTACGTTCAAAAGGGTGGAAGCTGGTTACGATATTGATCAGTAGACCTCTTAAACAGAATGGGCGATAGCGCTAAATCACAGCTTGAGGCTATACTCAAATCGGTAGTTTCACGTAATAGTGAAGGCCCTGCGGACACCATGCTGGTGAGCGCACACCTTTCCCAGATGAAGATGTTTGGGATCAGGCAGGGCGTCGAGTTCTACCCGTTGCAGGATAATTTAGGCACGCAACGTTATGACTTTATCCAGCAAGTAATTAAGTTCAACAAGTTAGACGCACGTTTAGATAGTATTTGGGACCGATTTCTTTCATATGGTAAGGGCCTGTTTTACATTCGGCCTACCCAAAAAACATATCGAATTTACTGGTTCGACAAGGACGCCTATCGGACATATTACTCTCCCGAGGGCGATCTCGAAGAAGTAATTATTATCTATCCTTATAAAGTTCGTTCCACAAAAGGCTTTAAAGGTGTTGGCCTAGATACAAATAAGCGGTACATGCGTCTGCGCATTACAGCTGAATCGATCGAAGAATCTCATAGCGAGCAAGAGATCAACTTCGACAACCCGATGGAAGATGTTCCATTCAGTAATAAGAAGGTGTTGAAGAACACCATGGAGTTTATTCCATGCGTGGAGGTCCTGAACAACCCTGATGCTTTTGGTACTGAAGGCAGCGGTGAGTTCGATTGGATGGCTAATCAGATCGTCGCCCATGACGAGATGGTGAAGAACATCCGGGCCAACCTGTCTTTCTTTGGCAACCCGACACTTCTTTCGTCTCGTCCGAAGAACGACATTATTGAGTACGACCAGAATGATCCTGGTCAGCGCCCGAGCATCTCCAGCCAATCTGGTTTTCAGTCGGAATTCAACCTCAGCAGTTCTACCTATAAGCAGGACCCAGTAACGCGCCAACAACCTGGGTACATTGGTAAGCCTGGTTCGGGGATGCGTGTCCCTCGGGTCATTGCGAACTTGGAGCCTACTGACCGCGTTGGCTTCATTACTCCAAATGCTGTCAGTACTGATCAGGCTCGTTATGCCGAGCAGATGCGTAGTGAGATTCGTCTCGCACTGGGTGGTATCGATGACTTGAGCATCACCAATGTCACAGCCACAGAGTACAAGTCGGCTTACGGGCGAGTAAGTGCGACGGCGAAGAAGAAAGCACTGCAGCTATATACGTATGGCATCTGTCGTTGCCTGGAACTAATTATTTTCCAAGAGGAGCAGATTTTCCGCAAGTCACTTGCTTATGCTCTGAACATTAAAGAGCCAATTCTGCCTGAAGAGCCGGACGATAAAGCTCTCGCAAAGTATGACAAAGCGAAGGCTCGTTATGAGCAAAAACTTGAAACTGCTATTAGAGAAGCAGCTGAGACCAGGGAGATCCCACCGGGTGTTCTTGGTCTTGCGCCAGACGGCGATCGAACGGTCGAATGGCGTTGGTTGGGGCCTGTGTACGAAGATACAACACAGGATAAACTCAACCAGTCTATCTTCACCAGAAACTTGCAAGAGTTAGGTGTTGATAGCATTGAAGCACTGAAGTATCTATTCCCTTCTAAAACGGATGACGAAATTGCGAGCATGCTCTCGGGTTTCCCATTCCGCGTGGTAGGGGAAGTACAGAGGGCTTATTCCGCGTTTATTGATCTAATCAATCAAGAAATGCGGACACCACATCCGCAGCAACCGAATCTTCCGATGTCTGCGGATCCGAGATTAGATCTCACCCCCTTCCTTTACCGCACACTCGAAAGCCTACAAAAAGAGGTAACTTATGCAGGCCGATACCGCAATGCCGACCCAGTCAGCACCCCAAGTATCCCCGACCCAACCGAGCAGCTACGCGGCTCCAGCCCAGACGGCAGCGCAGGCTCCATCGGTGGCAACGACCCAGCAGTGGGTGGCGCCTTACCAGCAGGTGACGGCCCCAGCCCCGCAAATGCAGGCCCAGATGGCGGCCCAGCCGCAGGCCTCAACCCCTACTCAGTACGCCCCCCAGCAGTACCAGGCACCCCAACAAACGGAGAATCCTTACAAGGAGGCATTCAACCGAGTGGTGGGGCTCCTGAGTTCGCCCGTCCAATTCCCGTCCCTGGGTCAACAATCGACTCAGAGCCAGAGCGTCGATCCGGCCAGCTACCCTTCCCAGCAGGGTCTCCAGTTCAGCAATTTGGCGACGCAGACCTCTACGCCTTCGACCAACAGCAACCCGGCCTACTCCAACGGCTCTTCCCAAACTTCTCTGGAGATCAGCCCGGAGCAGCTTCAGGCGGCCGGAGTAAGCGACGCAAGCGTTGAAGTTATTAATCACTTTGGTGCTGATGCGCCTCAGATCCTTAATAACTACGCCTGTCAGATCGAAGACGCTCTGATCACGTCAAACGCACAGCTTAACGAAGCCGTTAACCTGCTCGAAACTCTCGCTAATGAGCACAAAGCTTATGAAGCGATCCTGACTGATCCCGACATCCTCGCTGATTACACCTGTGAGTTCTTCGGTGAGAATGGTCCTCACCCTGTCGCCGATGAGACCCCTGCTTATGCACAGGCTCCTCAAGGCGTGCAGGTTGGTCAGCAGCTGCAGCAGCAAGCCGTGGCCCCCGAGCGTCCTTCCATGCCCGTTCCTCCCCAGCCTCAGCAGCCCGCTAACGCTGGTGACTTCTGGAACAACTTCGGCAACGTTGCCGACCGTGACCCTCAGAACGCCTGGCGTTATCTGAACTCTGCTCAGCAGAACCCTCAGATCTTCCGGGACAAGCTTCTGGTCATGGAGTGATCTCCAAACATAATTAGTTTTAGAATAAGGGGGTAGTAAAACTGCCCCCATATTTTTTATTTGATCATGGCAAAGAAAAAGGCAGGAGCCAGACAACGCGCTGAAGATTTTATTCAGGCAATTGGCACTGCCGGTGGAGCTCTCGGTGCTCCTGGGCTTGTACAATTCGGCGCTGGCGATATCCAACGTCAGGTCGTTTTAGGTCAGACGGATGAGTACTCCGTTTATCGTGCTCAGGACATGGAAGCAGGTGTCGGTTCTCCCAACGCGCCTATGCCACCTATGCCGCGAGATTTAGAAGGCGCGTACCTAAAACTCAATCTCCCCGGTTCACCGCTTCCGCAGAACGCAATGTTCATGCCAAGCAATATGGCCAGAGCTGAGTTTCAGCAAGAACAAATTGCTACGAGCGCTCAACAGTTTCTGATGAAGCGCATGCCGATGACCGGTCAATTACCTATGGGTTTAAATCAACCCAAATCTAAAAAAGGATCCTGATGATGGACAACGCCAAAGCAAAAGAAGCAGTTAACAAGGCCATGAAGGCCAAAGCAATGGCATCTATTGATCCAGAAGTTCAGGGTCAAATGCCAGCCATGCAACCTGCAGACGGACTTATCAATCCCTATGGACGCATCGGTACTGTTGGCGCTAACACTTATAACCCTGGAAACATGGTGGATGGTTCACCTATTGGCGAAGCTCGCGCAGTAGGCCGCCAATTAATGCCTTAAATAATCCGGGTTGATAAATTGTTGCTATAATTTTTTGTAATGGAATGAAAATTTCCATATAGAGGATATGTGTCCTCAAGTATCAGCGTACTAAAACTCTGCTGAGAAATTCCTATGTTCATCGATAACGACTTTCCCAAGCTGTTGGGCGCGGAATTATACCGCCCCCATCCGGCTTATGTCGTGGAGATGGCCTGCGAGCCTGTAGTTGTCCACGACTTCACCAAGCAGCCTGGTCAAACCGTGCAGCTGGATCGTTACCGCTTCTTCGGTAACCCCGGCACGAAGACCAGCCGCGAGCGTACCCAAGACCAAACGATCGGAACTGCTAACAGCCGTTCTATCGTCAAGGACAAAGTTCTGGTGTCACTTCGTGAATACACCGGTCCTGCCGATCCGAATAACACCAGCCTCCCGAGCACCTTCAAGATTGCACGCGAGACCCTGATGACCGCGCAGCGTCTGCTGCTGGACACCGGGAACCTTAACATGTTCCACCAGTCCATCGGTTCTCTGACTCTGCTGGACGACTATCGTCGTTGGCGCGACCGTGTGTTCTTGGACGAGCTGTTCAAGTCCGAGTCCCGTGGGCAGTCTTCTGACTCCCAAGGTGGTTACTACTACCCTAACGACCATTCCAAGACTGGTGCAACCGTTGCAGCTTACACCGCTACCGAGTATGCCTCTGAGCGCTTTAAGTTCAACGTCAAGACCGACCTTCTGAACGTCGTCAAGAGCCTGCGTAAGCGTAACGTCCCTGTGTTCCAGGACGGCTACTACCGCTGTATCGCTGATCCCTCCTTCATGAAGGATCTGCGTGCTGATCAAGGCTTCCGCGAAGTGGCCCGTTACCCTGGCATGGGTCAGCCCAACCCTCTGATGGGTATGGCTTCCCCCAACGCTGCTCTGTATCAGGGCGGTCAGTACGGCCAAGCACAATTCGTGGCTGGTGAGCCAATTATGCCTTCAGGATTCGTCTTCGAGGGTGTCCGCTTCTTCGAGTCCACCAACTTCCCCGACAAGACCGCTACCGTCGACATTGGCGATGGCAACGGTGCTTCTAGCCGCACCACCCCTGCTGGTCTGTTCTTCGGTCCTCAGGCTGTTGGCGTTGGTATCGGTGGCCCTAATGCTCAGGTTCTGATTAATAACAACGACGATTTCAGTCGATTTATTATTCTTATCTGGCAACTTTATGCTGGTTTCGCGAACCTGAATAAGGACTTCGTGACCACCGCCTTCACCGTTACTGAGTGATAAAGGAGGTACTTAACTAATGGCATCTTACAAAGCTGAAGCCGGTGCTATTCTCCAGCCCGGTAATCAAATCTCTCGCCTGTCCTCCTATAACACCGAAGGTGTTTATGGTCTGCCCGGCGTGGAAGCTTATGAGCTGATCGGCTACGTTAAAATCAATAACGCAGCTGCCGATAAAGCTGACTACAAGAGCTTCAACATCACCATCCCTTCTCCCGACCGCCGTCCTGATGACCGCGTTCGTGATGATCGGACTTCCATGGTTGTCCAAGCCTCTGCTGCTCGCCCTGGTTACATCTACGGCGCGTCTCTGGCCCTTGCTCAGGACATCCCTGCAGGCGGTCTTGCAACCTACCCCGCTTCCCCTGTCACCTGTGACCTGGCTGGCACCAACACCGAGGTGCTGCTCCTGGGTCCCGACAACAGCGGCAACCCTCTGGGTATTCCTAGCACTCAGCTGAACGGCCTCGCCGCAGCTAGCGCTAGCCTGACCATTGGTGCTTCGGGCATCGCCCAGGGTACCAGCGACACCACCGCTGCTGACCTGCCCTTCTGGACTGGCGTGACCTCCACCATTGCAGCTGGCGACGCCGCCAACTCGATGATGTACAAGGTGACTGCTGACACCACCATGAAGGTGTACAACCTCAACGCTGTTGCTAACACCACCATCACTGGTGACGGTGTGAACATCAGCGCTGATGACATCACCGCTGGCAAGGCTGCTTACCTGGTCTGCCGCGTCAACTACCTGCGTCCCGCTGCAGCTGCTAGCTGGAACGACATCCAGGGCCTGGTTGACTTCGCTTCTCAGCTCGGCGGAAGCGACTCCTGATTCTTTAATCAGATACGTATATGGCGGGTCCTTGAGGCCCGCTTTTTTATTGCTACGAAAGTTAATTTTGTTATGCTATAGCTGTGAACTAACGTCTTTATGCTGTACCAAAACAAAGTAACTGGTGGACTTGTCGAAGTCATCTCACAGCACGGTGAGGGCATCAAGATGTGTCTCGATGCTAACGAAGAAGTCCTGTACCTCAATGACGAGGATTTAGTGCCCCATTTGGAGGCGACGACCCAGCAGATTAAGGATGAAGAGAGATTGACTGAATCTCTTGCATCTGAAGGTGTCCGTCCTGCGAAACCCACCAAAAAAGAGACATTCCCTGTTGACACACGGGTAAATCTGAACCTTGCATCAGCTCGTCAAATCGCTGATTCTTTACCTGGTGTAGGACTTAAAACTGCACGAGATATCAAGGACTTGCAGCTGTCACTCCCTGGCGAACGCTTCTCTCGTCTTGAGCAACTCAAGAGCATTAAGCGTGTTGACTGGGATGAGATCTTCAAAGAGAATCTCGTGCGCGTAGAGTAATTATTGGCGCGTGTTAGTCTGTTATTGGTGCATAAAATTCTGCACAATAGCAGTGGTCTGGTAAATGCAGCTAGATAGTTTCATACAATCAAAGGTACGTTGGCACCTCGGTTACAACTTAACCTCAATCCCTGCTGGTGACTTAGCGCGATTGCAAGAGGCATTAGATAATGTCCAGGACTCTTTCTGGGTCAGCAAGATTGTCGAGCAGGTGAATCGTTGCGACGAGGCTGAGAAACGTACTGATATGACCGGGACCATGAATAATTCAACGGTCCCTCGCGGTCGTATTGAGTCAATTGCGGGTGACGTTGACCGTACAATTGCAACCACGGACTTCAAGGAAACACTGAAAACGTGGACACAGATATACTTGTACGAAACAGATAGATTAGCGTTGCATTTATATGTACCGAATTATCGCAATCCTGAGCAAGCTCGGTACCGCTTCAATAGGGAAGGGGCTGAATTCATTCAGGCTTTACCTGGGCCTGCTGATGTTGCTGTTGGCACCCGCATTTATTTCGAAACCAATTTCCGCTGAGATAATGTCAAATCGTCTTGATTTATATAAGTCCGCATTAAAGGATCCTAGAGTCAGAGCACTTCTGGATACGATTAGTTACGCAGAGGGCACAAGTGGCCCCGAAGGATACCGCACGATGTTCACAGGTAAGAAGTTTGACACTTCTCAAGGCTGGCGACATCCAGATACTGTAATGAGAGGTGGAGGTTACTCAAGCTCGGCTGCAGGACGTTATCAAATGTTGACGCCCACATATCAAATGGCAGCGAAAGCGACGGGCACCTCTGGTTTTTCTCCAGCTGAGCAAGACTTGCAGGCTGTATTTTTGATAGATAATAGACAAGCATTAGATCCATTACTTAAAGGAGGAAATATCTCCTCCGTGATCAATCAACTTGCACCAGAATGGGCATCACTTCCTACGAGTGAAGGCAAAAGTGCTTACGATCAACCTGTGAAGTCAATCAATGAATTAGAAAAATATTATCAGAGTAGGTTGGAGGGGAGCCCTGTTACGAATACAACTACTCCTCTAAACGTCCTTGCACTTAAGGATGGCGTGCAGGGCGTATTAGATAAAAACTCAGGTGTTTTTACTGCAAGAGATTTTACTGACGAAGAAGCAAGCAGGTATAAGCGATATGGTGGTGAAATCCCTTCAAAGAACCCAATTGAATTCGCGAAGGACTTTGCCAAGAGCTATTTCTTACGATGAGATTTGCTCAAGTCCCTGGCTATAGCAAAGCATTTCCTGTCACCTACAGGAATATGTATAACGACTATTCAATGGTGAGTGCTGGGTTGAGCGACCCCTTTCAACCTAGCAAGAAAGAGAAGCACACTCCGTGCAATTTTGTTGTCTCCTACACAGGTGAAAACGATCCTCGCTTCCAGTTAAATAATCCTGCTTACATGCGTGAGGTCACTAGGTCTTATGCAGACAACATCCCTCAAGTCGTCCTAAACAAAAAACCGGTGCAAGCGACATGGTCAAACCAACCACAGAACTAGGTTATATGTATGGCATTCGTAGGAATGCAGTACCAAGAGAGCGTTCTGGACCAAGTAACGCGGGTAAATTTTTTTATGGGCAAAGAGGACGTATGGCTGGAGAAAGACTTCAGTTAGACTTATTACAACCCGAAGAACTTCCTAGTCCTTACACTAAAGGCAATCGACTCGCAAAGAGATTCCAAGACTTTAGTGATTCTTTGATCTAATTATCATGGCTGACAAAAAAATGCCCCCCGAGCTTCTTGCTCACTTTAAGAAAAAAGGTGAAGGCAAGGAAGACCATAAAAAGTCTGACAAAGATAAGCGTAAAGAAGCCCTTGAAAAGGCCAAGGGTCGCATGAAAGAAAAGAAAAAGGGTTAATCCTATACCGCTATAATACAGTTAACGTAACCCGCTGAATAAACGTGTCGAGCAGTAGTTCTAATAAGCAGCCGATGATGATCGATCGGCCAGCGACGACATCGACTTTGTTAACTGTAGCCTCGGGCCAGGACTTTTTAACGAGTCTGGTCCCTACTGCAGTTGGTAACGCTACCAAGGTGTTTGATGTCGACTCTGCTGCCACGGACACATCGATCTCTGGTGCATATATTGACGAGATTTTCCTACAGTACACAAAACGTGTAATTGAGAAGATCGATGCGAAGAGTGCGGTAGCCGGCACCTATTCCGCGAACGGCACATCGATTACGGTGACCATTACTGCTGGTCACAATGTGCAGGTAGGTCAAAAAGTTTTCTTAGACATCACTACCCGTAGCTCGGGTAATGATCCTATTGACCAGGAAGCAACAGTCACAGCGGTCACACCAACGACTTTCGTTGCGACCATTGGTTCGATCAGCGGCACCATTACAGGCAATGTCAGCTGCTTCTTGCCAATCGATATTTGCTTCTACCTTGTGAACGTTGGTACTGTCAGCAACACCAACCAGTTCTTCCCTCTTTTTGTCGCCAGTATTCCTGCGACTTACGAGAACACCAATTACAGCCTGACTGTAAATGAAGTGCTCCCTCTAATCAACCACCCTGTCGTTCAGGCTGGTGCAAACTTCACAGGAGCCAACAGTAAGGTGTCTCCTAAGCTCCGTGGCTTAATGCTAAATCGCGGCCAAGCTCTCTACGCAGCTGCTAGCGGCGCATCTGCTCTTACAAATGGCTTCTATGTTGGCGTCCAGGGCGGATACTATTGATTTTTAGTCATGCCATTCGAAGTAAGCGGGTTCGGGAACTCTTCGAATGGTGGATTTGACTCCAAATTCACAAAAAAATTTGATAAGTTAACGGATTTTGGTTCTAAAAAACCGAAACCTTTTGTGCCACGCGCTTTTAATTTTGAACCTGCTGATTCAGAAAGCGATAGTGAGACAAAGTTTTATAACCGAGACGCGCTTTGGAACCGCTGGCGTCGTGGCTATGATCTTTACAGCATTACACAGACATATTTAGGTTCTAATTCCAAGGAAAGGAATACAAGAGGTGACTTTAGGATGTACTGCTCATTCCAGCAGTTTCCTGGGGTTTTTATTCCCGCAAGGATTTTCACATTTCCGAGCAGCAGCACTGAAATTGATGAACAAGTTGTTGCGATCAGAGATACAGACAGCTTTAACTGTTACGAGTTTGGCTTGCCTATTGAACAGGTCAGGTATTTAGGACCAGTTGTAGAGGGTACCTACAGTCAATCAGGGACGACTTTAACAATTACAAAGTCAGAACATGGTTTTTTGGCCAATGAGAATATTTCTTTAGTGGTAGAGACCGGATCGGCGGTAAGTGAGACATCGACAATCAGCTCTGTCACACAAAATACTATTACTTGTACTGCATCCACGAGTCTTTCCACCAGCGGCAATCTAGATTTCAGGCTGTCGACGACCTTCAGTGACCTCCGCTGGACACAAATGCGTGTAAAAGTACGCTTTATTCCTCCTACAGGTAATTTTTTGAAAGACGAGAGGATGACGGATAGGGTCATCGAGCGTGATCCAGGTTTAGATGCTACATATACACAGTCGACGACTACGATTACTGTGACCTGTTCTCAGGACCACGGTCTTAGTACAGGAAATAAGGTGTTTTTAGAGGTGTCTACAGGTTCAGCTGTAACGAATTTGTACGATGTGACTGTTATTAACGCAACACGATTTACAGTTACGTCTCTGACCAGCGCTACAACTTCTGGTAATGCCAAAGTATTCAGACGTATAAGGGGTTTTGATTACAACGACTATGTCGGGTACACCTGTACAGGTATCGACGCACAAAATGAAGAGATTTTATTTCAACGTGCTGATAGCTACGCCACAAAAATTGTTAATGATCGTCCAACTACAATCACTCCTGCTCATCGCGGATTTACAGTCGGACGTTTTCTTTCCACTGAGATTCGTTATCAGTGCAGTTGCTCCGATTTTTTGCGTCGCGAAAGATTTAATCTATACAAAGAGGCAACGAGACGTCAATTTCCGTCAACAACTATCAGTAATGTAAAGCCTGGCCAGAGACAGGATCGTGATGGCAATGTAATTAACACGAGAGACGACGTAGGTGTCTACAGCGACTTCGGATATGTTGCCGTCAATAACTTTTACAACCTACCTAAATACGAGGACAGTACTGAATTTTCTTATCCGAATCTTTTGTACTATCAGGCACGTTGGTGTAAGCACATTTATGCTGCGATGTGGTCGGTAGTACATGATGAAGGTAATAACCCAATCGATATCACAGCAAGCTACACACAGAATGGACCAGTAATCACCGTATCGGCTGTGAATCATGGGTTGACTGTGAACACACGTGTTCGGTTTGAAATAACCAGCGGCAATGTACTCGATGGTGAGTACACAGTGTCATCTGTACCTGATGCAAACACCTTCACTGTTATTTATCCTTTCTCACAGACTGCAATTCTCGGCTATTGCGTGGTTAGAAGCCTGAAAAAGCACGAATATGTAGGCGCTTGGCTACGGGAGCCTAGTGATCAGCCTCTGGGCATTGCTTTAGAGCGTTTCTACGACAATTTAGAGAAAGAAAATAGCCGAGTAAGGGAATCAGCGGAGCGTTTATCGACATACGGCTACGGTTTACCGTGGAGTGGTGCCAAAGAGGTGATTGGTAACCGAAACCAGCCTGAAATTGTAGGTAATTTCAATGACAACATCGTGAGCATGCTCGTTACGGACAGTATTAGGCGAGATCAAGGAGACAACGTCAATAGAGACGGTATTACAAAGAATTCCACCACTAATTTGCTTCTTATGATGCAAAAGGTCTTCAATATTGACGTCGATCTTGTGCAAGACACCAAGATGGGTATGTTGGACCAACCTTTGACCGAATATACGGCCGAGTTCCAGTTTGGAGAGGTCGAAGGAGGTCGTTACATTAGTGGTGAATTGGTTGACGAGGGCACTCAGAGTACACTGGACTGTAAAACGTACGACCCAGTAGTCGAGCAAGTCATTTTTGTTGATTCTGGTCTTTACATCAATACTTAGTCATGTCAATTCAGATTCTTAGCCGTCGCTCTAGCGTTTTGCATGATCGTCCCAATCCCTTGCGGATTGGCGCTGGTGAACTGTGCGTTAACACTAATCCGAATGATCCAGGCCTATATTTTGCCGATAGCACTGCTTCACCATCAACAGGCTTGATAAAAGCTGGCCCCACTTTCGTTGGATCGGCTGCGCCGAACACACCTGCCGCTGGTTTTGCAACGTCCAGCAAAGGGGAGTCTTGGTTAGACACTGCGAGCACTCATATTTTAAAAATACATGACGGAACAAATTTTCAGACTGTGAAAGCAGTCGCTTCAAACAGTGCAGGAAAACCAAGCAATCCTGTGGATGGACAGCTGCATTACGATAAAACTGCCGCAGATTTATTTATGTACGACGCTACTGGCGGCAACTGGATAGCAGTTTAGTGGCTTATCAAATGATCTAAGATTCTGTCTAGTTTTGAATGCACTGATTCCATTTCTCTTAGGAAGTCTTCTTTCAAGACGTAATTATCAGTGACTCGATCCTGAAGATCATCAAAATCATCTTCAAGGCGTTCAAAACGACGTTCCAATTTAGTGTTAAAGGAGCTTAGAGCGCGTGATAAACCAGTGAAGGCGCCGATACCACCCGTTATTACAGCAGTGATCATCTCAGGCGTCACGTTGCCTACAAATCTATCTTTCTATTCTAAGGGATTTAACAAATTAGAATGATGATACGAGTTTAAAACTATATGGCAACGGGATACGAGCCCAATATTGAGGGTGCTTTAACAGTACTCGTTGATCTAATGAATGCAAACGCATTCACAATGACTCGTCAGCCTTATGAGCCTAATTATAGAGGCCTGGTTGATGCTCTGATTGACCTTAAAGAAGGCTTTCCTGTCTTTTCTCCTGAGCGGGTTGGCTTTGACGTTACAACTTTCGAAGATGTCGGTGATGGAGACGCGCTGTATCTGAGAGCAAGCGATGGTAAAGCAGGTAAAGCAGTAGCGAACGGTACTTTAGATCAAGCAACGGTGATCGGTTTTGCAGATACTGCTGCCTCTTCAGGTAATTCAGTTAAATGCCTTGTAGCAGGCGTGCTTGATTATCCGTCTACTATTGACCCTGGCGATGTCCATTTTCTTCACACAACCGCAGGTGCCATAAGCACTACAGCACCCTCTGGATCTGGTCAGTACGTAGTGAGGGTCGGTGAAGGTGCCACCACTAGCGAACTGAGCATTCAGATTGAACCTCCTATACTGCTTGCCTAATGAGTACTAATTACGAGCCGTATTCACAGAATACAAAAGGACTGAAAGAGGTATTAATCGACTTAAAAGATACATTGTCTGGCAGGACAGTATATTCTGTCGCTGGATTTGGTGCGGTGGCATTTGAAGATGTATCACAAGGTGATGCAGTTTATGCACGTTCGAGTGATGGACAAGTCGGAAAAGCTACCAACAATGGCACGCTCGATCAAGCTACTTGTGTAGGTTTTGTTCAAACGTCGAAATCAGCTGGACAGGAGGCACGTATTCTGATTGTAGGGATATTGGCTAAAAGTAGTCTTGATGCTGGCGATACTCACTTTTTAGGAGTAAATGGCGGCATTACAGCGACACCGCCAACAGGGCCAAATAAATATCTAGTACGCCTTGGTGAGGCAATTGACACTACCAACCTAGCAATCCATGTCGAGCCTCCCATCCTCTTAACTTAAATACGTGCGATAGGATGGTTCAATAGACAGTTTAATTACGAAGGTTTTTAAACTGAAAGGGAATTACAAATGGCAACAAAAAAGTCACTTATTCTCACCGCTGGCCTTTTGCAGGAGTTAAACACTTCTTCAGACAAAATTGACCTGGCGGGAAATAGTACGTCGGATTTATCAGAGGGAACAAACCAGTATTTCACTAATGCACGCTCACGTGGCGCTGTAAGTGTTACCGATTCTGGTGGGTTGGGCTCACTCGCGTACAACTCAACATCCGGAGTCATTACTTACACCGGACCAAGCAGTTCAGAAGTAATTGGCACGTTATCAGTAGCTTCCGGGTCGGGACTGACCCTTGACAGTAGTTCTGGTGAAATAGGCACAAACGCAATACCGAACTCTCAACTTGCCAATTCCAGTCTGACAGTCGGCTCCACGGCAGTAGCTTTAGGAGGTACTGCCACGACCATTGCGGGCCTGACAAGCCTCACTTCAACCACTTTGGTCGCGAGCACGACGCTCAACATTGGTGCTGAGGGTGCTGCAAACAGTATAAAAATTGCATCAGGGGGTATTACTTATGAAGGCTCAGGGGTGGATGCCCATGAGACCACAGTTTCGGTCGTAAATCCAACCGGTGATCGTACTATCAACTTCCCAGATGCAAGCGGCACTGTTGCCTTGCTGGGCTCTCTGAGCGCAGCCAACAGCGGAACTGGGTTTGGCTCGTTAGCGTACAATTCTGGCACTGGAGCCTACACATATACCGTCGTCACAGCGGCAAACATTAGAGCGCAGGTATCAGTAACAGATTCTGGGGGAGACGGTTCTTTAGCGTACAACAACTCGACAGGCGTCATTACCTACACAGGACCAAGTGCCGCTGAGGCGCGTGCCCATGTGAGTGTTGCTTCTGGCTCCGGGCTTACATACAACAGTACTTCGGGAGAGTTTGGCACTAATGCGATTCCGAATGCACAGCTTGCAAATAGCTCAATCACCATCGGATCAACTGGTATTGCTCTTGGGACAACAGCTTCGACACTCGCTGGTCTAAGCTCCTTTACATGTAACGCGATTGTCACCAATGACGACGGATTTAGGGTCCGCGATAATAGTGATAATACTAAGCAGCTAGCTTTTGAATTATCTGGTGTAAGTTCAGGCACCACCCGGACACTGACGATTCCCAATGTCAATGGAACAATCGCAGACGAAGGTTTTGCTACAGCAATTGCAGTTGCACTAGGATAACGTTATGGCAACCCAAGTACAATTCCGCAGAGGAACTTCTGCCCAGCACCAAACATTTAAAGGTGCCTTAGGTGAAGTCACCGTCGATACCACAAAGAGTTCATGCGTTGTCCACGACGCGGTCACTAATGGCGGCTTTCCTTTATTAAGAGAAGACGCAACCAATTCTGCACTGGCCCTTGGATCACTATCTAGTTGTGCTCTTAAGTTCGCCAATGATTCGAACACAGGGATTATCAGCCCTGGCTCGGATCAGCTTAGTTTAGTGACCGGAGGAGTTGCTAGACTTACAATAGACTCAGCAGGCGCTGTAACCATTCCAGGCAACGTTTCTATCACAGGTGATTTGAACGTATCTGGAGCTCAGAACTCTAACATTGCATTAATTATAGCTCTAGGCTGATATGGCAAACACTTTCAAAATCAACACGAAATCCAGCCTTGTCACAGATGCTGTTTCGAGCGCTAACACCAACGTCCTATCAGCAGGAGGAAGTGCAACTCTTGTTATCTTGAGTGTACTGGTTTCAAACAAAGGTGCATCTGCGGCTGATGTCGATGTCTATCTAGTGACGAATACAGGAGACGATGTTTATATTATTCGAAACGCCCCAGTTCCTTCCGGATCATCTCTTGAGTTGATCTCAGGTTCTAAGATCATTCTGGAATCGAGTGATATCCTACGAGCACGCTCAGATACAGCAACAACCTTAGATATTTCAGTTAGCTACCTTGAGCAGACTTGATAAAGCATGGCACTTACGTCAATTTCAACCATCTCTAATTACCACGAATTAGAGGCGAAGATAGCTGACCTTGAGGCAAAAGTTGAAAAGCTGCTGACTCCTGAGAAGGTTCTTGAAAAAGCTGACGAAAGTTGGGATATTGTGCGTGAGAAGCGTGACTATTTACTCGTTAGCACTGACTGGACTATGACACCAGGAGCTTCTGTCGATCAAGCTCAATGGGCGGCATATAGACAGGCTTTGAGAGACCTTCCGCAGACATATAGCTCCGCTAGATTAGAAGATATTACATGGCCCGTCCAGCCTAGTTCTACACCTGCTTGATAAAAAATGTCTTATATCGGTAATGATCTTCAAGTAGCTGCTAGCCGCTATCGAATTATTGATGATATTAGCTCGGGATTTAACGGAAGTGAAACGAGTTTTGCGCTTCAAATTGGCGGCATAGCACCTTCACCTTTTCCTGTAAACGCTCAGCAGTGTTTAATTTCAGTCAATGGAGTTATTCAGGAGCCTGATCCATCAGGTTCCGCAGGTTTTAATTTAGTTGGGACAAATATTGTATTCAGCTCTGCTCCAACTAATGGACATGCCTTCTTCGGTGTTGTTTTGGCTGGTGCCGATTATGTGACAGCTGGAAAAGAGTTTCCAGACGGTAGCAACACAGCACCATCGGTCACTTTCACTAGCGATAGCGATACGGGCTTGTACCGCGCCTCATCAGGCGAAGTAGGCCTAGCTAAAAATGGTGTTGCACGCTCCTTCCAGACCCTTGAAGAAGCACAGACAATCACAGGAGTGAAGACATATAACGCTGCTGCAATTGCAGAAGTTACAACTTTGAGTAACGCTTCTAGCACTGTGGCCGTTGATCTTTCTCTTTCAAATAATTTTACGCTTACTTTAAACGGCACTGTCAACACTATCGGCGCACCTACTAACGCCGTGGCTGGACAAAGTGGCTCTATTTTTCTAGTGCAGGACTCGACCGGTTCTCGTACTACTGGTTGGCATAATAATTGGAAATTTGCAGGAGGAACTGTCCCAACCTTGACTACAACTGCTAGTGCCGTGGATCGGGTAGATTACATCTGCAAAAGCAGTACTGAAATTCATGCCGTTGCTACACTGAACTATACGCGATAGGTAGATGGCACATTTCCATAATAATGCTTTAATTGGTGCGGCTGGACAGGGAGAAGCTGAGTCGTACAAGATTGATCGCAGCTTGCGTTTCAACGACGGAGACTCGGCTCACCTCACTAGATATTTCGAAGCGGGTAACCAAAGAAAATGGACATGGAGTTCATGGATTAAGCGTGCGGAACTAGGGGCTACTGGACGTATCTTGCGTGCCAACCCTTCTGGCGAGGCAGGAATACAATTTCTTAGTAATGACAGAATCGAAGTTTATCATTATCAAAATAGCTCTTATGTAGTTCAAGTTGTTACCGACAGGGTATTCAGAGACCCAAGCGCATGGTTCCACTTGGTAGTTGTGTACGACAGCGCTCAATCGACGGCTGCTGACAGGCTCGCCATCTACATCAATGGTGCAAAAGAAACTACATTTAACACTTCTACTTATCCTTCACAGTATTACAAATCTTACTTAAACAGTTCTACATCGCACGCTATTTTTGGTAGCGATTTGTTTCCTGCTGGTTATTTAGCCGAAGTTTACTTTGTTGATGGTCAAGCACTTGCTGCGACTAACTTTGGTGAGTACGACGACAGCAATGTCTGGCAGCCTAAGGAGTTCGAGGGAACGTATGGCCTCTCGGTCGATCAAAGTCAAAATTGGAGCAGTGGCACATACAGCGGAACGACACCAAATAGTGGCTATGGAGTCGCTAACGCTTTTAAAGGCTCAAGCTTTCCTGGCGATAGTTTTGGTGCAGGAAATCAATGGGGTTTTTTCCCTGGGTCAGCAACTCTGACGCTTCCAGCTGCTATTACTCTTACTGCTTCTAGCACTGTTGAATTCTATACGTGGCACAACACCGGCTCTACAGGAAACATCACTGTTACGTGTAGCAATGGCTCAGTAGCGGTGACACCAGTCGATAATGCAAATATTGCTTCAACAGTTGTAAGCAACCCTTACACAACTTTTGGGGCGTCAATTACCGCAATCACTGTTAATTCAAGCGGATCAGATTGGACTGCGTTGGCAGGTATTGTTGTTGATGGCAAACTTTTAGTTGATTCAAACGTTACTCTTACAGACAACTCTTTTTATCTAAAGTTTGCGGACAACAGCAGCAACGCTGCGCTTGGAACGGATAGCAGCGGTAAGGGCACAACTCTTCCTGGTGTTGATTTTGATGGCAGTAATGATCATGTCGAAAGCGGAGATCATGCTGACTATTCTCTTGGCACTAATGACTTCACAATGGAGGCCTATATATATCCAAGAGCTTTTGATAACTACAAGGCGATAATGATGAAATACACCGGGACGAGGTCAACTTCGTCTTGGTGGTGGTCATTAAACAGCTCTGGTCATATTCTGTTTTATTTGTATTACGGAAGCAGTGAAATGGGGATTGTCACCTCAGGCACTGGCATGATCTTGAACAGATGGAATCATGTTGCGTGTGTAAGAGATGGGAGCACTGCCCGCGTTTACATCAATGGCGTGCAGGTTGGTACGGGCAACATTTCAACCAATTCTGTTAACGACAGCTCCACAGCTGTGCGGATTGGTGAAGACTCGCAAGGTTATTACGACTTTGATGGAATCATGTCAAACGTTCGTTTGATCAACGGCACTTGTCTGTACCCAAGCGGGACGACATTTACTGTGCCCACTACGCCTTTGACGAATGTCACAAACACCAAGTTGCTTTGTTGCCAATCAATCTCATCTGCGACTGCTGCAACAGTTAGCCCTAACACTTTAACTACAAGCGGTGATCCATTTGCAACCAGCAAGCAAGACACAGCTTGGACGGTTAATAACATTTCAGTTGCAGATGGATCTGCTGTAACTGTTTCTACGGCAACAGGTGCTCTGCCAATCCGCAACACTACTGGCGATCAAGGTGGCACGGCCGCATCAGGATTTAGGACAGACGCAAACGCAAGCAATCTTTTTCTTGCGCTTCCATTGAACACTAATACCAGTGACGTAAGTAACTCGATCAACAGCAACAGCACAACAAAAAGTACAACTAATCAGAGCACAGCTACGTCTAGTTCGCAGTCGAGGTTCTATGGTGCGTCTAGCTATTGGAACGCAAACTCTGACGGAATTCTTGTAGCGGAGTCAGGTTCTGAGCTTGTGCTTGGCACGGGTGATTACACTATTGAATTTTGGTTTTATGACGACAGTAACCATGGCGGTAGTGGCGGAAGATGCTATCTGTTTGACAACAGGATTGGCGGTTCAGTTGTTGGCGATCCTCCGACTATTGTTGGATATGTTGATGGAAGCAATGAGATTAAATTTGGAACCAGTGGCGGAACTACAGTTACAAGTACGCAAGGTAGTGGTGGAACAAATAACAAGTGGTTTCATTACGCAGCGGTAAGGAGCAGTGGAACGTGCACGTTTTATATCAACGGTAGCGCTGTTGGCAGTTTCTCTGATACCACTAACTACCCAAACAACGGTTTTGGTATCGGCAGGGCAACTGATGCTAATTACGGATGGGCTGGATATATTCAAGACTTCCGTGTTTATAAGACTGCAAAATACACTTCAGATTTTACTATTCCTGCCGAAGCCAACCTAACCATAGGAGCTGGTTGCGACAGCCTGATCGACACGCCGACGAATTACACGGCAGATTCTGGCAACAATGGCGGAAACTATGCAACGTTGAATCCCCTAAAAACTGGCCTTACTTTAAGTAATGGTAATCTAACCTTTACTGGCGTACATGATTCTTGGAGAACTACACCGGCCACCATTGGCATTACTTCCGGTAAATTTTACTGGGAGTACACGGCTGCAAATGGCGCAAACCAGTATGTGGGCATCGGTACATCACAGGCTGAAACTACAGTTCACGCAGGGCAGAACGGTAACTCTTGGAGTTATTACACAGGTGGAATTAAATACCATAGCTTTTCAACCTCTAGCTACGGCAGCACTTGGGGAAATGGCGATATTATTGGTGTTGCTTTAGATGCTGATAATGGTACTTTAACTTTTTACAAAAATGGATCTACTCAAGGTACAGCTTACACAGGATTAACTAGTGGTCCTTACTTTCCTGTTGTGAGTACCAATGGTACAAGCATGACCGGACACGTTAACTTCGGCCAACGTCCATTTGCGATCTCCTCTATACCAACCGGCTACAAGTCACTCTGCACTCAGAATCTTGCCGACCCAACGATTGCCGATGGTTCGACGGCGTTTACAGCAAGCATTTGGAGTGGTAATAACGCAGATCCTCGCTCAATCACAACCTCTTTCGGTCCAGATTTAGTTTGGATCAAAACACGCAACCAAACTAATTGGCATTATCTGACTGATACTGTTCGTGGGGCTCCAAATAAGCTTTACACAAATTCTGCTAATGCAGAAGATACCGCTCCTATTTATGGTCAGATTGACTCGTTAAATAGTGACGGATTTACTCTTGGCGGCGGTACTGACTCAAGTAATCCACTTAGCGATTCGAACCAATCGGGTACCAATTATGTTGCTTGGGCCTGGGACGCTGGATCATCAAACACTTCAATTACTGCTGGCAGCTCGAATAGCGCGGTTTACAATGAAAGCTACGATATTTCACCGAACACAACTTCCACCATTACTTTTGGATCCAATCAAGCGTTGGACAAGATGTTCAACGGAAACACAGGAGACAAGATGGAGCCCGCAAGCAGCGGTTCTCTAGACTTTACTAGCGTTTCTGGCCTTCAAAATTTCAGCGGTACTCTGCAATTTGCTGTAACTGCTTACAACCCCAACAGCTCGTTGAAATTTGTCATAAATGCGAGCACCGACAACCTTACTTTTACGGCAGATACATTTCCACCATCTGGTAGTTTCCCTTCCACTTTATTAACTATTCCTGTCACTAGCCTGCGGACCTTAGATTTCACCTCGATCAGTGGCCGGTCGGTGCAATTCTGGGGAGTGTACTTGGACGGAAAGCTGCTTGTAGACAGCTCACAAACTCCTCCCAACGTCCCATCAATCGCTTCAACCGTTCGCGCCAATCCGTCTACTGGGTCCTCGATTGTCACTTGGACCGCTGCAGCCAATACTACAAATAGTATTGGCCATGGCTTGAATGCTGCTCCTGAGTTTATTATTACTAAAAGCAGAACTGCCAGCAATAACTGGAGAGTCTGGACGGCTGTTACTGGAAAGAATAAATATCTAGGGCTTAACAGTTCAGATTCTGCAAGTTCTTTTAGTAATTTTTGGAGCACTTCGGAACCAACTTCTTATACCTTTGGCGTTTGGAACGCTACAGGTGCTGCTAACAATGACGGCAATATGGTGGCCTACTGTTTTGCACCTGTCGAAGGCTATAGCGCGTTTGGTTCGTACACCGGCAACGGAAATTCTGACGGCACGTTTATATATACGGGTTTTAAAATTGCATTCCTGCTAATTAAAGAATCAAGCGGCAGTGATGCTTGGCTTATTTGGGACAATGCACGCCAAGATTACAATGCACAAGGGCCGTATTT